ATTTCTTATACTCATCCTTATAGTCTCTTTCTTCACCTAACTTACTCATCCATTCCATACCTGGAATTACTATATCTTTTACTTTAAATTTTTTCTCAAATTCTTTCTTACCCTTTGCCAATTTCTTTAAATGCGGGGGTAAGTCACCAGTCTTTTTAAAGTCATCTCTCATCTTCTTTATTTGAGAAGCAGACGAAGCTTCGTTCATACCTAATTTCTTTCGCAAAGCACCAATCTTCTTTATAAGTTCTTTTTGATTAGAGCTGCCAGGCATCATTTTCATAGCCTTTGCATACATCTTATATAATTCTGCTTTGGATGGCATTACTTAACCACGAAACTTTAATATAGCTTTTTTTAAATCTTTTAAAGTCATATTTCTACGAAGTGTGGCGACAGTATCACCCTCACCGTTATCTGCTACAAGCTCAATATCGTCCCAATATGGTTTAGGTCCAAGAACTTTCATAATTTTTCTATCTTTCTTTAAAGCCTTTAGAATGACTTGCCTATCCTCTATTCCATTTGGATCGTATAGATTAGTATTATCGGATATTTCATTTAAAGCTTTTTTACCAAAAAATCTTTCATAATTTTCTTTTAGAGAATGTTTCTTTGATTCCTTTATTGGTTTATACTTTTTTCCGTTAATTGTAATTGTTTTTTTCATTTTCTATCCCCTCATTATATCGTTGATTACTGCTTCAACCTTACCATACTTAGTATCACGAACAGCAGAGTGATTTACGCTCTCATTTACTCCACCTGTAGGATACATAAAAGCACCATGCGTAGATGGGTTAGATACAAAGTCAAATGCAATTAGTTCAAAGTCATCCTGCACTTCTTGAGTGCCATTCTCATTAACAGATTCAACCGAACCCATACCACGAGAACTAATACCCAATCTAATACCTGATTTAAATAATTCTTTTAGGATGTTTCCACTTGGAGTTGGTAGAACCTCTACAGTTCCAATTAAATCATCACCATTCCAATTCATCTCTGTTATATTATGTGAAACATTAGATAGGTTCACAACAGAAGATTCAGGATGGTCTAACTCACCCATAGCCCTTTTCTGCCCGATAAAGTTTTCAAAATACTTCTTAGCTTCACGCATTAGTATTTCTCTTGGATACACCCTTCCATTTTGGTTTTTGGTATCTGCTCTTTGTAAAACACCTTTAACAACTAACTTTCCGTTGTTCTCTTTCATAGCCTCATTTACTTGGTCGGCTTGTATTTCAAATGGTAGATAATCTACTATTAATTGTTTCATTTTCTACTCCTATGTGTTCTACTCCTGAATATTCTATCGTAATTTTCTTTTAGAGGATGTTTCTTTGATTCCTTAATTGGTTTATACTTTACACCATTAATAACTTTGGTTTCATTCTTATCTGAACCACCTACCAGCTTTTCTCTTTTTGCCTTTAGTTTCTCTAAGTCTTGGTATAACTCACCGGCAAGATCTTGCTGTCGAGGATCATTATATGAACCGGCCGTATTCATGTTTGCTTCTGTAGATTTTATTTCTTTATCTAATTTTTCTAATTCGCTTTCTGGCTTTTTAGCGTCATCTGCAATAGATTTTGCATGATCTCCTAAATCAAGTAAAGTTTCATCACCTTCACCATTCATAGCTCTTTTTACTTTTTTATCACCAAGCATTTTTTTGAGTGATTTATCTGCTTCTTCTTTACTATCAAAATAAATTGGAGAAGATCCTGATCCTACTTCTATAGCATACTGAACCTCATCAGTCTCATTTCCATCATCATCATATTTTGGAGCTGCATGAAATCCTAAATAGTTGCTGGAATCGTCATCTTTTCCAATCAAATTATGAATCTCTCCACCATGGTTTGCATCTTCTGAGCCAACTGTTAGTCCTCCGAAATAGTCTGCAATAGAATTCAACTCTTTTTCAATTTTTTCATTTTCCTTTTCTGGTGCATTTTTTTCGTCATCATCATATTCATCATCATCATCCATATCTGGCTCATCACCACTATCTCTATCAAAATCACCCCCGCCTAATTTACCACCAGAATCCTTTTCACCATCATCTCCACCATCATCTCCCATTTTATTATAAGCGACTTTTGCTGGGTGATCATCTGGTTGTTTTTTAGCAGCACCAGCAGTCATTTCTTGAGACTCACCCTCTTTGTCTTTATACTTGATGATTTTATCGTCATCAACCTCATTCATACTTTGTGCTATTTCTAATAGTGATATCATTAATCTTTCTCCATCATTATTTCGTGTTTTAGACTTTCCAGTTGTTCTATCCACTGTCCAAGTCTCCTTATCATATAATTCTTATCCACCTCTTTTCTCTGTATCTCTATCTGCCATCGTTTTAACAATGTAGAAATACTGAAAAGAGTATCCATATAGGATTTCTTTTTATCTTCAAACGGCATATTGTTCTCGGTTACTGTAACTGTCCTACTTTGTTCGCGAGTTTAACTAACCTTTCACTTATTTTGTTTAAAGCCTTATGTGTATTTTTCCAATATGACTGTGAATTAACTTTTAATTCATTTTTTAATTTAACATTCATCTTGACAAGTCCTTCTAAGTGATGTAAACTATCACGGACTTCTCTCATTGAATGACCAATTTTTTGTTTTGGAGTCTTTGACTCATCATTTCTATAGTTATGATACTTACCCTCTTTAACTACTGTGTAATCTGTAGAGCTGGTAGCCATTTTCTTCTTTTTCTTTTTATTATTAGAAGATTTGTCTGAAAAAGCGTAAGGAGTCTGATATCCTGGTGTAGCACTAGAAGTGCTAGCCTCATCAAGCTCTTTTTTGATTAACTCTCTGATAATCTCTTTCAGTTTATCTAATCTAGACATTTTTCAGCTCCTTAACTAGTTCATAATATCTCATTAATGTAACTACTTGCTTATCTTCGACTATTCTACCTTTCATTAGCGTATCTGCTTGGTTTACAGCCTCATTGAGCTTAATCTTAGTAATTTTATCATCGACTGTAGGTAGAATTGCTTGGAGTTTTTTCTTTACCTTTACAGTCTCAGACTCAATAAACTCTTTTAAGGAATTTGTATTAGAAATGTTGTTTATATACTCTTTTAAAAGCTTTCTTTGTTCAGCACTTAAAGAACTATACTTTTTGTTGAATTTCTCAACTAAAATGCCATAAGCAAGCAATCTTAAATCTTTTTCTTGCTTTCTATACCCTTCGACAAGCTCTTTTTCTTTTACTTTAGTAGAAATGTTCTTTCTTGTGATATGTTCTACGATAGTAAATCTATTTTGGGTTTTAGTGGCTGGTTTATCTGAGTTATTATTTTCAAATAACTTGTATATAGATGCACTTACTTTGTAATTTGATATCCTAGCCATAAAGAAATCATTTATCTCATAGTTTTTCTTAATTTCTTTAATTAAATTATACTTTTCTCTTTTTAAAGATGAACTATTTAATTTTTGATGCGCTTTTACCACAGCATCAACTAAATGATTAGCCTTTGTTTCAGATTTATAATTTTCTGTAGCTAATACCCTATAGAAATCATATTCCTTTCCCAATTGGGTATTTTTATTAAAAAAAGTTTTTAAAATATTAGCAGCCTCTGCGCTTTTATTGTTATTCAACACATCTACAGTTATCTGTCGTGTTAGTAATTCAAACAATATACCTGTATTGCGAATTTTCGAGTGCTTTGTTTGTGAACTCATATTAAACTCCAATTTATACAATTCTTCATATATAAATATATGATTATTTAATTTTTATCATTGTTAAGTGAAGAAACTTCTGCCATATATTGTTCCTCTACTTCATTCGATTCAGACAATAATGATTTAGCACTGTTCCCTAAATGTTTATATAGATTTTCATAATGAGCTTTAGCAACTCCACCATAAGCCATCTTTTTATCATGCGCTCCTAACGGATCTCTTCCTCTAGCACCACTATCCTTACCATATTTATTAGCTTCTTTAGGACGACCAGCACCTGGCTGACCACCTTCTGGAGCACCCCCATTGTTATCTAACTCATGACCAGTTCTACCCATAGCCATATCCGATGGTGTTCCTGCTGCTTCACCACTTTTAGCAGGATCATTACCCTCTGCTTCTATTTGAGAACGTCTAAACTTAGTTTTGTAGTCAAAAATGATTTGCTCGTCATTTTTCTTAATATCATCATCAGAGAAACTAAAAATATTTTTATAAATCCATTCAGAAGATACCAATCCATCCTGTAACATAGAGGAAGCTAGCGATGTTTTACTAGTCCATAGCTCAACTTTTTCCTGTTCGTATATTGTAGATGGATTTGTTAAACCTAAATCAAAATTTACGAGCTCTTGATCTCTAAAACCTTGAGCATATAGATGAACAACAGCAATCTTTGTTAATTCACTAACAACGATTCTTTGTATTCTTTCAATAGTTCTAGCAAACCTAACATCCTCAGCAGCCAATGTAGCTTTAGAGCCTAATCCCTCTTCATATCCTAAGAAAGCCTTTGGAACTCTTAAAGATGCAAGTAATCTATTCTTTAGATACTCAATATCATCAACAGCCTCATAAGTTAAGCCAGCCATATTCTCAATATTTGTTCCACTATCGCTACCACGAACTGGCAAGAAGAAATCCTCTGTCAAGTTCTGTATGTTGTATCTAAGGTTATAGTCACCTGTCTTTTCATCAATGACAGGAGCCTTCTTCATCTTATTGATTACCTGCTGCATGTAATTATCAACTTCTGCTGGTGGAATATTTCCAATGTCCAACTTAAATACTCTCTTTTCAGGAGCTCTCATAATTCTATGGATTAACATTGCATCTTCCATAAGAGTCAATTGTTTCCACACCTTCCTACCAGCCTCTAACATAGAACGACCATAAGGAACATAGTTAGAATCTGATAAAAGTCTGAAGTGAGCTACTTCATAATTTTCAAGTGTTTGAGATTCTTGCTTTTTCATTGAATGTCTCGCACTATCTCCCTGCGGAGTTAACATAAATTGTACCAATTGTGGATTATCTACATCATGACCCTCTAAGCGAGCAACATCATAAGCAGATATAGGAGTTACATTTGTAACGCCATATTTTTCAGAAACCTCTAATTGTAAAAAGAAATCGCCATATTTGGTCATATTACGAATCCAAGGCCATAGATTAAATTCTATGTTTAGAACATCGTAAAATAAGTTGTGTAAAACATCATATACTTGAGCATTATCTGTTTTTATATCCAATACCTTACCATACTCATTTTTCATTGTCGATTCATCTGAGTAGATGTCAAGCGCAGAAGCAACAATTGAATCCGAATCCATTGTCTCGTAATCTTTAAATAATCCCAATCGCATTTGCTGAGCATATAATTGATCATTATACCCACCCTGCATCATATTTGAATATAATTTTTGGTATCTATCGACCAAATTGGTCTGAGTATTGGATTGAAGTTGTCCTGTATCAACTATTTTTAGTTTTTTACCACCGATATTTCTTACTATTGTATTAGTAGAAAATAATCGTTTTAATCTTGAAAATATGTCTTTTTCAGCCATAATATTATCCTTATTTAATTAACCAATCTAAGTTTTCTTTTTCACCATTAGGTCCTATTTCCATTTCCCAATCATTAGTTTCAGTTGATGGTTTTAACGGCATCAACTGAGAAGAAACTCCACTTAGAGTTCTCCTTTGTAAATCTATTCCCTCATTTCTAAGTCTTAGTGCTGTATCTCTGATCCAAAGTGTTAAAGCGAAACTCATTACCAAATCATCGTTATACCCACTCATCGCCTCAGCTTTATTGTTGTTATATATAAATACAAAAAGTTCTTCAATTAATCTATAAGAGCGAACAATTACTGTCTTTTCTCTAAAATATTCTTCTAATTTAGCAATAACCAATGGTCTTGTTTTAGATGTCATACTAAATCCAGCTACCATGTTACGGTCTTGACTTCTATACTTATTATTCATTTGATGTTCTGTATCTACATACTTTAAATCTTTACTCATATAAAATAAGTTCTCATATCCTCTATCAATACATTGCTGTAACGTAGCCCAACCTATGTTGTTGTTTTCAACAACTAATAAAGCATTGTTATATTCCGTAGCAGTATTCACCAATAGATTACCAAAGTCTTTTGTTGATATCTTACCTTTATATTCTGCAACTTGCTCCATTGTCTGAACATCCATAACGTGAAAGGCAGAGAAATCCGAACCATCCCCTCTACTAACATCAGCACATAATATATAGTCTTTAGTGTAGTTTGCTGGTTGCCATACCCAAAGACAACTATCTATTCCTCTTTTTTCCAATGGATCTTGTGCGTGAACTTGCTTATATTCTTCTAAGATTACACCATCAATAACAGTTTGTCCTGAAGTTAAGAAGTCACAATCACATTCTTGAGCAGCTAAAGAAGGACCTAATAGTCTATCTTGCTCTGATCTCCACTCATCATTTCTTTCGGGATGTAAGTTCCAATGCAGTTTAATAAAATTCCAATCATTCTCACCCTCTTCTGCACCAACCCAAGTCTTATGAAACCAATTACCAATACCATTTGGCGTAGAAAGTGCAATACATTGCCCACCAGTAGATAGTGTCTGTGAAGCAGCAGCCCATATCGGTTCAATCTTATCAATGAAAGCAGCCTCATCTAATATCAAAAGAGACAAAGCCTCAGAACGACCACTATCCTCGCCGCTTGAAACGGCCTTTACTTGAGAACCATTGCTGTATCTAAGTGATAGTTTATTATCTTCTGTACATTTCTGTTTTAGCCAACTTGGTAAGTTAGCGTGCATCACTCTAACCTTTGTAACTAAGTTCTTAGCAGTATCTTGTTTGGTTGCAATCACCAAAATGTTTTTATCTTGATGGAATGTCATCATCCATAAAGAGTATCCAGCAGTTAGTGTCGATAGTCCTAATTGTCTAGCCTTTAAAATTACATTAAATCTATGTTGTTCAAATGTCTTTAATGATTCCTCTTGAAAGGGCCAAAGATGAAAGGGTACTTTACCTTTCATTGGATGCTGGACAACACAATACTTCTTTAAAAAGTATATGGGGTCTTTAGCACACTTAACGTACTCTTTTTTTATTACATCTTTTAGAGGAGCAGGTTTCATTATATCTTTCCTAATGTGAATCCAATGCCCAACCAAAGATATTGATTCTCATACCATTTTGGTTCAAGAGCTTTTATCATTTTTTCATTAGCCTCACTACGAGCTTTTAATAATTGAATTTGTGCACTCTTAGCAACAGATATTACAGAATCCATATTAGCAGATTTTTCTAATTCCAATACTAAGTTTTCACAGTCGCCAATTACAGCTTTCTGTGAAGCTATCAATGAATCAGCTTTCTTTATCTTACCTTCCCATTGAGCATCACGAGCTTTAATCATTTCTAAGGCTTGTTCTTGAGTAAAAGTAGTTATTATTTTACCATCTTTTTTTATACCTTGCGCAAATAATGAGCCGATTAAAAGAAATGGTAGTAAATACTTCATATTATCCATTTCTCTTTAGAACATGCACTGTGCCTGTTGATCCGGCTGAACCAGATACTTTTGCAACACATAGTTCGTGTATTATACCCGGAGATAAATGCTTTGCTAGTAAAGTTCCACCATCGGATAAAGTTATAGTCTGACTTAATATTCCCTGGCTACCGCTTACCATCACACCACCATACACAGCACTTCCGCTTGAAAAATCTGCAACACCTGTAGTTACGGATTTGATGTCTGTAAAACGACCATTTGGCTTCTGAGTTGTTGCCATTTTATTTCTCCCTATTTCTTAGCAAATTTTCTTAAAAAATCTTCAGCTGATTCGACTTCATCATTGTCATAAGCTTCTTGCATTTTTTCAGTTTTCTTTTTGCTATTGGTTAATTTTCTTTTTAAGTTACCGACTTCTTTTTTAGAAGCAGTTTTAGCTTCTTCTAATTTTTTAATCTCAACTTCAACTTTCCTTTCTTCTTTTTTGTTTTCTTTGATTACCTTTTTTAGTTGTTCAACTTCCTTACTCTTAACAGCCTTAGCCGCAAAAAGTCCGCCAATTATACCAAAAAAGCCAATTACTAATTTCCACGCCTTCATTTTGATTCCTCCAATTTAGTTAAAGTTGATGCATATTCTTCTAAAGCCTCATCAGCCATAGCATTTACTTGCGTCATGTCCCCACCCCATTGTTCTTTTTCTAATTCCGGATAATTTACACCTACTTGGTTATAAAATTCAGGAGCTTTTAAATTCTTCCATTCTGAAATAGCTTGTATTTGTTCTTTAATAAAAGATATTTTATTTTGTCTAATTTTTTCTTCTTGCCACTCATCGTATGTGCCATCTATTCTCATTCTATTTTCTATTTGTAATTGGCAATCAAAACAATGATTATAAAGTCTCCACATCTTATCATCTAATTTTTTCTTCATTACTTTATCGCAAGCCTTACAAAATAACGGCATCCTAACCTCTTGCATCAGTTCTGTCATCTTAGGAATGACATCACCCTTTTCTTTTTCTTTACCACCATATCCAAGCATTACTCTTTTTTCAGGTTGTTTTCCAGCCAATAAGTCACCTAATACTTGATTTTGTCTTTCTTGCTCTTTACTGTATCCCATATTTACCTCGTAAACTTTAATATTCCTAATATCTGATTAACAGGTGCAAATGCGCCTGTGTATTTGTATACCTTTCCTTTAAACACGAATGTGATTCCTTCGCTCGGCACAATAGCATCAAACCCACCTAAAGCCTGTAACCTATCTAATTGAGTTTTTAGTAATCCCATCTGTTTTGGGTCTTTTGCATTTTTTATTTTTGTAATAGCAGCAGTTAAATCTTTCTTCATTTTTTGAACAGCTTTATCTGGATTAGCAGCTATAAAGTCTTTCATATTTTTTAATATTTCAGCTCCTAATTCAAAGAAAAGAACTTCCCAATCTCTAATATGCTTTTTCTGTAGTTTAGCATGATCATTTTTATCGGTAGATAATACCCATTCTAAAAATTTAGGATAGTCTTTTAAGTCTTTCTTTATCTGTGGAATCTTGTATGATTTATCAAAGAAAGCCCATCGCTTTAAGAGTCCTGCCATAATATTATTTGTCACATTAGGATTGTCTGTTTGCTTTCCAGCATTATAAATATACTCCCACCAATATGCCTGGTGATAATCTGCTAATGTATCTGTACCTTTAAGGTTATATTCATTCTGCAATTTACTCAACTTACCTAAAAAGTAACTTTGTCGTTTACTAAAGTCTTTTACTTTTGGTAAATTTGCAACAAATGGTTTTGTGATACTATATGTTTTTTGTATATTTTGATTTATCTGCTTTATCATACCAGCTAAAATTCTAGCACTTCCTCTATCTTCTCCCATTGGAGAACCAGCAGCATCATACTCTATTGTTCCATGAAATTGTAATAATGCTTTATCATATGGTATCACATTTGTTGTCTTTGGATACATAACTTCTAATGACATAAACTTTTTACCTTCTGCAAATATCTTATCTTTTTGTTTTTTATTCAAACCTTTAAGAGCTGTTTGTAAATCAAACATAGCAGATACAAATGCTTTTTCAATGTCACCTCTACCAGCAAACATATTTTTTACACCACTAATGTCTAATGCAGAAGCACCAAAGTTTTTAATGTGCCCTTTGTTACGAGCAGCAATAAGTTTATTGCCTTTCCAACTTATCATTATATTTTGACCATCGGTTTTTTCTGTAACTGCGCCTTCGCTACTAAGATTACCTTGTAACGTATTAATAATTAGTGTTTTAAAATCTGAAAATGTAAGATTTTTATCATCAAATGGATGACTTAAATGACCATAGGCTCCGCCCATAAGCAGTAACTCCTTTCCTTTATTTTTTTGTGTTAAAACATTTTTTGAATCTAACTGTTCAAATAAATCTACATCATAAGAATCCCCATCTGCTCCAGCTGCCATTAATGAACCTATTATATTATTTATAGCAGCATCAGTTCCCATCCAATTAACTACTTTCCAACCCAATGGTTTTATAACTTCGCCCATCCATTTTTTATATTTAGTTACAGCGGATGTCGAACCTTTGGCTTGTCCATGATCTAAAAAACTAAGTGGAACTGAATGATAATTTTTTTCTATTCCATTTTTTGCTCTATCATCTAAAATATAATTTATAACTTTCCAACCAATATCTTTATGTATAGAATCTAACCATTCTTTAGAAGTCTTTTTATATGCATTATAATCCTTATAGAATGTGGAAGGCCCATCATCTAAATTTCCAGCAGGAGTACTGGAAGATTCTAATAAAAACTGTTCTATTAGTTCATCTGTCAATGCGTATGTTTCAAATAGCTTTTTAAAGCTATTAGTCATCATAGCATAAACACCTTTATCATAATATCCAAATACTTTTTTAAATGCTTTTACCCTTTCGCTATCATCAATTTTTGGGTCACCTAATAATTGTCGCATCTTTGTTCCACTAACATTACCTGATGGTGGAGCGGTTACAAAGTATCCGTGCTTTTCAAATCCTATCAAATCATTCTTATTCTTATTGTAGTCTTGATAGTAAGATTTACTACCATCCTTCTTAGTTCCTGATTTTATCCTACCAGCATCCTTTGAACCAAAAGCATAGACAACTGCAGTTTTATCTGAATCAAACTTCTTCAGTAAATTAACAGCAACATACGGCGTCTTTTCATTTATAATACGATTTTTTGGAATACCCATCTTTACCATATGAGCCACTTTTTCTTTAAAATTTAATGGATGTCTTGGTGGCTGTTTTATATTAGATGTGGTTATGTATACCTCATCAACTTGCTTAGACAGCCATTTGTATGTAGCTAAATGTCCTGAATGAAATGGTTGAAATCTTCCACCGAATACACCGATAGTTTTTTTAATGTCTGTAGCTTCTTTTATTCCCCTACCACCCTTATCAAATGTAGTAAATTTTTGTAACTTATCAAATGCTTTATCTTTTCTCATCCTATCTTGTTTAACCCATCTCATCTTATCAAATACTTTCATTCTCATATGATTCTTTACTATGTAATGAATATCATCAACATCACCACCCAATGATTGTATCCACTTCTTGTGTTTTAATACAAGTTGAGCAGAAACTTTCTCGTGCCCGTAGTGTGTCCAAAAACCTTTCTTTGGATGTATCTTTGCAGTTGAGTCTTTTCCTATATCATGAAACAATGCTGATAAAGCAAAGTCTATATCGCCAGTTTTTAATGCTCTGTTAGTAACAGCAATCGTGTGTTTTAAAACATTACCTTCTGGATGAGCATCTCTTCGTTGGTCAAAGTTTTTAAGATTCATAACTCTCTTCTTTAAATCAATTGGAAGAGCATCATAGATATCTCTGAATTTTTTAGGTTTTTGACGAACTGCTATTTCATTTAATTTATCTATTTGTTTTTCTATATCTTTTATTTGTAACTTTAACTTAGAACTATTAGCTCCACTACCAAATCCTATAGCTTTTTTAATTAGTTTTTGCCT